GCTCGGCGGGCTTTGGCGGCTCGGCGGGCTTGGGTGGTTCCTGCGTTTGTGCTTTGGGTGGTGTTTCCATTTTATGCTCCTCAGTTGTGGTGGCGTTAAACGCCGGGACGTTGTTAAAGCGCGACAGATCAAACGTCAGGCCGTTAAACATGACGTGTTTGTCGCCAACTATTGCTGCGGCCTTTACTACGCCGCGCACTTCATCTGCGAAACCTTTTTCTACGGCCACTTGCGCGCTCATCCACGTCTCGCCTGCCATAAGCGCGCGGATCGCGTCACGTTCGCCGCCACTGCGCTTGGAATACAAGTTGAGCATCGATTCCGTGATGCTATCGAGCGCCGAAATTGTTTTGCGCATCTCGTCCGCGTTGCCTATTGCCAAGGCCATTGGCAGGTGGATCATCATGGTCGCGTTGGCGCGCACGTAAATTTTGTGCCCCACCATTGCAACTAACGTGGCCGCGCTGGCTGCAATGCCGTCCACGTAAACGTTTTTGTTGCTTTGGTGATCGGCCAGCCGCGAGTAAATTGCCATTGCCTCACTTACGCTGCCGCCGGGACTGTTGATGTGGATGTCCAGCCGCTTAATTGATTTTGGCAGCGCGCCCAAATCCTTGGCAAACGCCTTTGCGCCAACTTCGCCAAGCTCTTCCCAGTTGCCAATTACATCGAAAATCAGCAGCTCTGCCGATGCTGGTTCGTCGCCAGCCTCAGCCTTAAATTTGTAAAACGGCATGATCTCTTTCATCGCGTGTGTGCTCCTGCGCCAAGCAGTGTTTGGTCGTAAACGCGCCGCGAGCGCACGCGGCTGTAAATGAAGGCTGTGCGTGCAGCTGGCTGGCCTGCGCCCTTGGGTGTTTGGCCGCCCGCTTTCGGCTCCGGCGGTGTTGGCAGCACTTTACCGCCAGCGCCTAAAGTTGCCCCGGCGCGCTCAGGCGGGAACGTTAAATTGACATCGTGATACGCATCGCGCTCCGTGGCCTGCTCGTCCAAATTGTCGCGCCAGTTGCTGCCGTTAAGCTCAACGCACTCGCGCTCGATGGTTGAAAAGCCAGCGTTGACCTTGGCCTCAGCTGCGGCCACTTCCTTTAACGGATCAAGTGAGCCAGCACTGCTGCCTGACCAATTACAGCGGCACAGCGCCCGGCGCGTGTAAGGATCATTCACGTCGCCCTTAAAGCCGTCGATGCGGTTCAGTGTTACGGCGTCCACCAGCCATTCCTCATAAACTGGCTGGCAAAACTGGTCGATTACTTGGCTGCGATACTTCCGGACACGCCGCCAAAAATCCAACAGTGCCGCGCGGCTTGCCGAATAGCTCGCGTTGAACTGCTTCAACAAAACTTCGTAAGGCATGCCGAGCGCCGCACCGACAAACTTGGCAACCGATATCGAGAACTCGCCAAACGTGCTGTGCGGCTGTGTTGGCGTGGAAAAATTCACGCTCGAGCCGGGGCGCATAAAGTTCACAACGCCGGGCCCTAGTTGCACGTTGTATGGATTGATGTCCAAAATTTGCTGCTTTTGATCGTCCGTAAGCAGCGATTCAAAAATTGTTGGATCGGGGAACTCCTGCGTAATAAACGCCGTGAAATAGCTCTGGATTACTGCCGCAACAACAGTGGCATCCGTGTAACGCCCCATCTGCTTTAGCAACTCCAAGCACACGCTTAAAATTGGCACGCCACGCCGTTGCTCAGGCCGCTCGGGCTTGATAAGCAGTATCATGTTGCGCCTGCCTGTAAGCGCGCCAAACGGCTCCACGCGCACTGTTTGCCCCGTTAGCAGTGGCAAGTTCAAATAGCGCGTTGACCAAAACGCCAGCGGATGCCGCTTGGCAATGTGATACGCCTGCAGCTCGCCATCATCCGACAGTTCCACGCCGCTAAAGATGTTGACATACGGATCGATGACTGGCGGGTTCATTATGCGATCCGCTTCCAGCACACGCAGCCTGAAATCAAATAGCGTGTTTGGCCGTGGCTTTAACGGAAACAGCACGGGGCAATCGCCGCTTAACAGCATGCTTTGGAAGGCCGTGGACTGCTTTATGTAAAAACTGTCGCGCGCTTCGTAATCGCACTCGCGCGGATCGCATGCCCACCAATCGAATTTTTCCGCCAGCTCGTCGTTAAGCTTGGCCGTGTCTTCCGGCGTCATGCCAAGCGCGCGGCCGTCCACGTTTGGCGCAGGCACAAGTCCTTCGCCAATTACATTCGTGTCGAAGGTCTCCACGGCAGCCGACGCCAGTGGTATGCCCATAAAGGCATCGCGCGAGCGTTCGCGCAAAATTTGCACATTTAGGCCAATGTCGCCGTCCGCATCGCTGCCGCGCCATAGCCAGCCAAGCAGCGAATTCTTTTGCACGTTTGCGCCATACTGGCCGTAACCGGTCGTGCCGCCGCCAAACACGATTGCCTGCGGATCAATCCGCGTTAGGCCGCTAAGTGGCTCGCCAGTTACGTCCAACAGCACGCCGCGCGGCAGTTTGCCGTTGCCGTTTGTGTGCTGGCCGTTTCTAAGCTGCGTCGCTGTCATAAGTCACGCGGAACTATGCGGCACGCAGTGTCGCGGCCTGTTATCGTGCTCGGCAAGCCTGTGTCGCCACAGTAAAAAACGACCATGTCATTCCAGTAAGCCACATTGTCGACTTGCGATTTGCTGCCTTCGCGGCGCAGGCCACGCGAGCCAATGTGATACTCAGTAACGCCGCCGCCTGCGGCCTTCATGCCTTCCAGCGCTTTTGCTAGGCCATCACGCGCCCAGTCACACCACGTTGCAAACGGCGCTGGCGGCTGGCCTGCTATTCCTACATCTCTCGGCGCTACAGCTGCTTCAGGCATTCACGGCGCAGTGTGCGCGGCATTGGCGCAACCTGTCAATGGCTCGCACTTAAATGGCAGTTTTATTAACGGAAATTGCTTGCTGCCAAAATCGGACGTGCTATTGCTTTTGAGCGTGGCGGATTACAAACAACCAGCGCCGCGTAAGGGCATCCAAGTTCGCGGTCGGCCAGTCTTAGGCAGCTATCAACTGCACTGCATTTTGCCGCGCAACGTGCTGCAGGAACTTGTGCGAGTTGAAAACGAAACGGAGATCTATCGCACACGCATTGCAGCCAACGTGCTGTGCGAGTGGGCAAAACAGCAGCAGGCTAATCGACTCCCCGGTTGACCGCGCCAAACGCTGAACGTGCGACGAAGCCAGCAGCCTGTGCAGGCGCAGGCGCGCCGCCGCTAATGTAAACGCCTGCCGCTGGCCGTGCGCCAAGATTTGCACTGCCGCTGCTTTTAAGCTGCGTAAACACATCGCGCTCCATCGTTTCAAGCTTTATGCCTGTGTGCGGCAGCTGCAGCGCGGCCAGCGCGTAAACGAAGTCGTCCCAGCTTTCATTGCGCTGGCTCAGCCGCTTTACCCACACGTAAGTTTTGAAGCCGTGCTTTGGCTTCATTATGCGCTGCTCGGCGCGCAGCCCCTCAAAGTAGGCAATGTCATAGCCGTTTACAGGCTCGTGCGCGCGCAGCTCTTCGTCCCAGATGTCGCTGCGCGGAAAGTGGCAAAAGCCGGGCCCTACGGCCGTCACGTTTAGCCTGTTCATGATCTCTTCCTTCAGCGTGTCCACGCCTAACGATGCAATCAGGCACCTGTTGCTTTTGCTTAACGTCAATGCGGCAATCGGCGCTTTGCCAAGGCCGCCCATGCCGCGTATCGCAATGCAGCGCGGCTGCCGTGGCTTTGTGTAAGCGTAAACGTGGTCGCTGGCATAATTGCTATCAACGCACATGCGTTTTACGCGCATGCACTTGCCATCAGCGCAGCGGAAAATCCTGTTGTAAACGGCTTCGTCCAGCGCCTCCCACGGCTCTGCTGTGCGCGGATCACCCGGAATTGTAATGTAATCCAAGTGCCAGTTTTCCCTGCCCCTGCCCCAGCCAATTACGTCAGCGTGCAGCGATTGCTCCTGCACGTCCACGCCTGCCGTTATTACAACAACGCCATCCGGCACTTCCGCCGCGTAAAGCTCACGCCGCAGGTAAAGGTCGATTTTAATCTTGCTGCCTTCCTCTTGATGCAGCAGCCCAAGCCGCGTATTACGGAACGCCTTTAACAGCTCCACGTCACCTTCCGCGTTTGCCTTGCAGGCACGCACAAACTCATCGCGCAGTATGTCCCATTCCACCCACGGATTTACTAAGCCGCCAATGTAAAAGCCGCGCGATGTAACAGCGTTGCCGCGCTCGTCCACTGGCCTGTGCGCGCGCCACTGCCCCGTGCCCGACATCCACTCAAACTTTTCAAAGCGCTCCGCGCAGCTTAAGCACCTGTGCGTCAGCGTATCAAAGTCGATCCGGTCCCACTCTAGTATTTGCTGCGTGCCGCACGCTGGACAAGGCAAATACCAAAATTCGCACGTTGTTAGCGCAATCTCGCGCTCCACGTGGCTCACGCCAGCAATGCCGGGTGACGAAATGATGACGATCTTCCTGTTCCAAAACGCGCTGGCACGCGCAATGGCAAGCTGCAGCGGATTGCCTTCCGTGCCTGCGCTTAACGGAAAGCGGTCAACATCATCCAGCAGCACAACTCTAACCGGACGGCCGCTAAGGCTTGGCGCACTGTTTGCGCCGCCAATGGCAACGTAGCCACCCGGGAACGCCTTGCGCAAAATTGTGTTGCCACTGTCGCGCGACTTTGGATCAGCCACCTTGCCACGCAGCGCTGGCGTATCACGCAGCATTGGCGCAAGCCTGTCGCGCGAAAACGTCTCCGCCATTGCAATCGTTGGCTGCACAACAAGGATGGGGCACGGATCCTCAGTTACGTGATAGCCAATGGTGTTCAGTATGGCCGCATCCGTTATGCCAAGCTGCGCGCCTTTTTGCACAACAACACGCGGAACGCACGGATCACTGATGGCATCCATGATCTCGCGCTCGTAAGGCGCGTTATCCGTTACCCATGCACCCTGCTCCGCGCTGCTTTCACTGGACAGCACACGGTATTTATCCGACCACTGCGAAAGCGTGATGACACTGGGTGGCCGCAACGCCGCCAAACACTCCACTACCCACTCGCGTTCAGCTTCTGCGTCTTCGGCGCTTAATCCGTGCTGCATATCGCACAAGCGCATCATTTTGCGCCTGCGCGTGCGTGCCGTTTTTGCTCGTTTCATCGAAAGAATGCAGTCCAAACTCATCCGCTTCACGGAGAGAAGCGCGGCATGCACCGTCCAAAATCGTGCGCACCCGCGCCACATCACGCTGGCCTAAAACCTGCCGCGTGCACCTAGAGGGGATTGCCAGCACGTGATTTTTGATTGTTCCAAGGATGCCAGTAACAACCTGCACAACGCGGCTGCGCCTAATCATGTCGCCGCGCGCTATTGCAAACTCCAGTTCCTTTTGCTGCCTAACGATAGCTTGCGTTAAACGCTTTTCTTCCGCGTATTGGTCACGCGCTTCCTCACGCGGCTTGCGAACGTGGATGATGTAACGTTGCACATTTACACGCCAGTCATAAAGCACGCGCATCCGGCTGCCGTGCATGGCCGTTTGCCGAACCAAAATCGACGCGCGCGCCAGCACCGAAATTTCCTTCTCTGAAAGTTGCAAGACTTCGGCCAATTCAGCTGGAGTTATCAGGCCGTTTTTTTCTTCCGTTTCGGCCTTTTTTGCCCCCACAATCTATTTGCTTTTTGGGCGTCTCTGCACGCGAGCGGAAGCGCCCGGTTGATAAAACTTAATTTTTTTTGCCCGAACGCAGGCAGTGCCGCCGTTGTTATTCGTCGTCATCCAAATCGTCGTCGCTGGGGCGTTTAATTTCGTGCAGCACAAATGCGACAATAATGCCAAGCAGGCTCACGCCAAGCACAAGGGCAATGATCTGTTGGAGCGTAATAGTGGCAAGCATTGCTTATCGGCGGCGGTGGCGCGCAGGTTGCGGTGCACGTTTAAATCCGTGTGTGGCTTTATAGGCGCGAATTTGTCTGTGTGTCCAGTGCCTTCCGCTTGGTGATCGGTAAAGGCGTTGGCCGCGTGAGTTACGCCTGTTTGTGCGTGTCCAAGGCATGCTTTGGCTCCGGTTGCCGCATGTGTTTGTCGATGCGTTTATGCACGCGCTGCATCAAATAGTCAAAGGCCACGTGGAAGGGCACGTGTTTCTCTGCGGCAGAGCAGGCGGCTTTAATGGCGCTGCGTGCGCAGCGTGTTACGGTTTCGTCCTGTGTGCTGCCTGCGGCTTGGATGTCGTAGTCGATTAAAATGGCGGTGCGGCTTGTGCCGCCAAGGTGCAGGAAATAGGCTTGCTGGAAAACGCTGGCGATCATCATGGTTAGGTTAATGCCAAATTCCATGCGTTGCTGCAGTTCAAAGTGTTGTTTTGGCGTCATTTTACGCTGGCTCGAGTTCCTCTTCTTGTTGTGGCGCAATGGCTTCAAATTCTTTTATGAAAGCGGCGGCGGAGCCAAGCCAGCCATGTGTCATTGAGCACGTTATGATTTCGCGCGGTGCGGCAAAAACAACGCTGTGGATGCCGCCTGTTTGTGTGTGGCGGAAGGGGGCTGGAACGTGTGCTGTGATCATGTCGATTGGCAGCGGGTGCATGTTTTATGGCGGCAAGCTTAAGGCCAAAAAAAGTTGAAAAAAAGTGGAAAAAACACTTGCAACACGTTTACACACGTGTTTTCTTCTACGCATGGCAACAACTGGACTGCAAATTACAGATGGAAATGCCGTGCAATTTACTGGCACGGTTTCAAAGCGGCATCTCACCGTTTTAACAATTAAAAAGCTGGACAAAGCGTCGCAATCTTTTGGCCGTGGCGATGATCAGGCGCGCACGCCTGCACGCTGGGGCATTTTTGTTAATGGCAC